GTCGCAGTACCAATAGTAATACCATTAGATGTATTAGAGTTATCTATGTTTAACGAAGTAGTGGCATCTAATGAAATAGTTGTACCGTCTACAGCAAGTGTTCCGTCTATATCTGTATTGTCTAAGTTTGAAGTTCCATCAATGTCTATATCTCCTGCGACATCTAAACCTGCAGCACCTGCTAAGACTAAATCATCAGCAGATGTATCCCATAACATATAAGCACTTGCAGTATCTCCGAAGAATTTAACATCATATCCAGTATCATCAACACCAACAGTTATAGTATTATCTACTTGAATAGCACCGTCAAGATTAGTTGTTCCTGAAACTGTTAATAAATCTGTAGTTATTGTACCATCAAAGTATGCATCTTTAAATTCTAATGAGCTTGTTCCTAAATCTATATCATTATCTGTAACTGGAACAATAGCTCCGTCTTGTATTCTAATCTGTTCTACTGCTGCTGAAGATACCTCTACAAATATTCCCCAACGATTATTTGTACTGTCTGCAACAATTTTATTTAAAAAGTCTAAATCACCTATAGTATGTATATTACCACCGTGTCCTGCTGTGCCGTCATGTCTATGGCCAGTTGAACTAGCACTACTAGAACTATAGGTAAATGCATTGACTAATTGATTGTATTCATTGTTAAACAATGCAGCAGTAATGGTATCTCCATCACTGAAACTACTTTGTCTTGTATAACTTTGTGCCATGTTTTATTCTCTCCCCGATGGTACGTAATCTATATAAATTCCATTAACTGTATAAGGTGAATTTTGATTATCGCTAAATATTCTAAAATAATTACTTTTTCCACTTCCTTCTACCGACTGCCTTGTTATTGGATCTGTCGCTGCTCCAAACTTATATCCTCCTGCTGTTCCAAAAGTTGCTGTTGCAAACAGCGAAGGTTTCGGCACTGATAATGAATAATCTGTAGGTTGTGGACTATCCAGATCATCAAAATTATATCTTATTCTTAAACTTGTATCAACTTCTCCTTCTGGAGTTATAGAAACTTTTACATATTTTAAAGTTTTTAAAGTTCCTAAATCTCCGTAATCAAGATCTGGTGTCTGATACTTAGCTATAATATTTGTTGCTGTTCCACCAGAATCTAAAAAACTGTCTCCTGTATCGTGATTATATACTTTTCCGTTATAATCACCATGTAAATATTGTTCTACTCCGCTTGAGTTAAATCCTGAAGCTGCTGCTGCACTTGCATCTATCCCAACTGTTTCAGACCACTGAAATTGTGTTCCTTGTTGTGTAGTTTTCAAAGTACCTATAATTCCTCTTGAAGAACCACCAGTAGAAGAATCTCCATAATATAAACGATACTGTGCTTTATCTCGTATGACAATACTGCTTACATTATAACTTCCAATATTATCTGCAATTTTTTTCATTACAGGTTGTATAGAACGAGTAACTGTGCTTAACTCTACGTCACCGATTCTTGCTGTACCTGCTAATGTTCTTATACCATCTGGTGCTAAGAATACTAAGTCACCGCCAATCTCTTGAATACTTCTTCCATCTAAACAACCAATATTTTGTGTTATTGGTTCTACAGCAATACTTGCAGATATATTTATATTTACTAATTTATAAATACTATTCCTACAAAATATAATTAGATCATCACGAAAAGATCTTAATCCTACTACTTGATCATCTAATACTATACTTCCAGAACCTGTACTTGTAAAATCATCTATATCACTAGTTCCACTATAATATATAGTATTTGGCGCTGTTGCTGCACCTGCTACTACTAAGTGTTTGTCATGTATTGTACAAAACTTAGGATAGTGTGTTCCATCTACTGTTATTTCTTTTGCAAAATAAGTCCTAGAATCTAAATCCCCACTACCAGTCATTTTAAAGTAAAAAGGTTTTACACCTGATCCTTCATCAGTAATTACAACTTCTCCGTAAGTTGTATCACCTTCGTAAGTTACAAAATGTGCTAAACTTTGTGAAGTTCTAGCTGAAGCACTACGACCTGTAAAAGTACTATAGTTATCTCCACTACCTGATACGCTTGCTCTATTTATTTGTAACCAACTTGTACCGTCTAAACTAAAATATATATTAGTACTTGCACAAGCTATTACTCCGTCTGCATAAACATATAAACCTAATATATCGTCTTGAGAGCTAGGATTTGCAGCACTTCCTCCCCCAAAAGCTGAATAACCGTTTACTCGTCTATAACCACCAGCTATATCAACTTCAAAATTCTCTAATAATGTAGCAGAACCTGGTGTTCTTAACATTTCAAAAGAACTTGAAGACTTATCTAGTCCTCCTTCACAAGCCAGTGCAAAAGGTTGAGAAGCAGTCATTATATTTGATCCGTTGACATATATTTAGGCGCAGGATTCATTAAATTAGATCTCATTTGTCTTAATCCTTTTTTATAGTCATCTAATGCAAAAGCAGAAGCTTGTGGATTATCTTTAAATTGATGCATATAGTATCTAGCTCTTGCTAATAATACTGATTTATACATATCTGGAAATACTATAGCATCTCCGTGTGCATCTAATGCTGTAGGTAAATCCCAAGCAAAAAACCATACTCTATATACTTTATCTGGTATTGGGCTTACTCCAAATTTCCTACCGTCAGGACTTCTGATAACTACTTTAGGCTCTCCCCAAGTTTGAGTATCTGCATCATCTATATTCTCTGCTGCTCTATAATGATCTTTCCATTCTTCTATTGTTGAAAACGATAAGTTTCTACTTGTATATGGTGTAGATGCTCCGCTTACTCCTATAGTTGTTAAATAAAAATCGTTCCAATCTATAGCACCATAATCAGTAGTTATAGAACTTGAAGCCGCTTTTAATTCGTACCAACGAGTTCCTGCTACAGTTTCAACATAAACATTACCATAAAAAGGATCTGTTGCTCCGCTTTCTCCTGTAGCGAGGAAAGACCATCTAGGCTCTGCACTTACAATATCATTATAAGCTCTATTAACACAGTCTTTAACATGAGCTTGTACACCTAACGCACTGCTAAAATTTGAAGATGTTAAAACAACTTCGTTTGATTCTCTTAGTAATTCGTTAGTTAATTGTAAATATGTAGTTGCCATCTATCTATTACTCGTCAGTCATTTCGTCAACAGTTTCTTCTTCTAACTTATCAATAACAGTACCTGCTGCTTGAACAGGTATAGATATTGCTGTTTGACCTAAATCAACACTTTCATCTACTACTGCTGAAGCTACATTTTTACCAGCGTCTATTGTTTCTTCAACTATAGAACAACCAGAAACTATTAATAAAAAAGCAACCAGAGATAATATTTTAATTTTCACTATAAATTCCTCTATTTATATAAGTAGTAACTGTTTTAAATCGAAGGGAAGCTACTATACCCTTATCCTTTTTGTCTGTTATAATTTTTTTGGGATTTATTAAATATACGATCCCAATTCTTCTTGTATGTTTGTCTTTCTTGAGCAGTCATTCTAGTGCCTGCACTTATTAATTTTCTATTGCCTCTCTTCTTATTCTTTAAGATGACAGGTCTTGCATCCGTTCCTACTTGTGGCATTTATTTTTCCTTATCTGAGTATGGGGAAGATAAATATTAAATTCTCTTCCCTCATACCTTTTATTGCTTTAACTAAGATTAGTCGATAGCGTAGAAAGCAGCTACTAGAGCTTCGCTACGAAGTACATCAGCGCCATAGACGTGAAGACCTCTAACGATGTCACCAAAACTGTCAGGATCACGGATCACTTCAGTTTGTGTGATAGCTTGTGCAGTAGCGCAGGCTGAAATATGTCCAGCTAAACATTTACCACTAGCTGTTGAAGCAGCAGCAACATTGTTAGATTTGTACATATCAAAACCGCGTAACTTTCCGCTAGATACTAAGCCATTTCTTAAAGAACCTTGACCTGCGTTGTAGTCAACTGACATTAGTTTTGAACCAGACTGAGACAGTTGCTCATACCATGAAGGCGGAGCTACAAACCATCTACCTTCTTCAGGGATGTTTTGCTCGTCTAATAGTCTAGCCATAAATGCCATTACATCAAGAGGATCAGCACCAGTACCATCAGAACCTGTTAGGTCGATAGAGTTAGTGCCACCTTGATGTTGCCCCATTGTTTGAGTTGCAGCAGAAGCATCTGCACCTAATATGTGATCAGGTGAAGAGCTTGATACTCCACTAAACATTTCGGCAATGACACCTTCATCAAAAGCATCTTTTAGAGCGTAAGCTGCAGAAGAGGATGCGACCTCTTTCCAGTTTACGTGAGACATAGATTTCTCAATGTCATCTACTTTGAATTTGAAAGCGTTTGCTACATCAACAGTTAGGGTTTCTTCCATGTCGGTAAGTTTGGTTTGCGTTACGTCAGCA